CGGTAAGCCGTTCCTCTAGCCGCCCCGTTGCCTGATCGCCGATGGCGCGGTTGCGCGCCAAGAAATCGCCCGCCCCCTTGGCCGCTTGCGCGAAAGCTTCCGCGACCCTGGTGATGATCGGCGCCAGGGACAACAGCGCCTTGTTGAGATTGGCGTCGACGATTTTCTGGACGTTGGTCAACGCGTCGGAAGTCTTTTCGGCCTCGCGGATTAAGCTTTCGTCAAGCACGATGCCCAGCGCGCGCGCCTCTTTGCGTAGCGACTCCATGCCGGCGCGGCCGTCGCGCAGCAGATTGACCAGCGCGGCGCCCTCGCTATCGAAACCCTTGAACGCCAGCCGCAAGCGTTCCTGGTCGGACTCCGCGTTCTTGACGGCTTCGGCGTAATCGCCCAGCACGGCGTCGAGGCTTCGCGTGCGGCCTTCCGAATCGCGCAGCGCGATATTGTATTGATCCAAGGTCGCCTTGAGCTCGCCGCTGCCTTGCGCGGCCTCGCCGACGCGCCGCGAAAACCGTTGCAAGGACAGGTCGAGGGTGCGCTGGCCGACGCCGGCGCGATCGGCGGCGAAGCGAAGTTCCTGCAAGGCGCCGGTGCCGATGCCGATCTTGTCGGCCGTCTTGGCGATTTCATCGGCCGCGCCCACCGCGCGTTTGGCCAGCAAGGCAAACCCGCCGCCGGTTAGCGAGCCAACCAACAGGCCCTTGAAATTGAACGCCTTGCCCAGCACCCGCCCGACGCCGCTAAAGCGCTTCTCGATCCCGGCCAGGGTGCGGTTCATCCTGGCCTTGCCCGAATTCAGCTTGGCCACCGCCTTGTCGGTGTTCTTCTCGAACCCGGCGATATTCAGTGCCAGGTTGGCGAACAGGCTTCCGACCGCGCTGGCCATTACTTGAACGTCCTGCCTGAAAGCATGGCCTTGACCTTTCGCGATAGCGCGCGGGTTTTCGCTTGCGCCCGCGACGCGGCGTCGCGCACGTCGACGTCGAGGTAGGGCATAAAGTCGGTCGCCTTGAGCGCGGCCGCGCCCTTGCGCCGGCGCATGTTGACCATGAGGCTGGCCAGAATTCCCATGCGTAAATCGGCGCGCGTCTCGCCCCACGGCTCGATCGCGTCGAGCGCCTGGTATTCGGCCAATTCCCCGGCGCTCAAGCGCGCCCCGAGTTCGCGCGGCGTAAGGCCGAAGTCGCGCGCGAGTGTCAGGAAGAATCGGCGCTCGGGACGCCGTCTAAGTTTCCCTCAAGTTCCTCGCCCGCCTTGTCGGTGGCGTCGTTGACGCGCAGCGCCGCCGCGGCCAGGCGGCGAATGACTTCCGGATTCTTCGCCGCCACCGCCGGCACATCGTCCGGGTCGAACAACGCCGCGCCGGCTCTATCGCACGCGCACATAACCACGATACGCGCCTCGGACTGGGACGTATCGCCGGCCTCCTTGGCCTCTCCATACCATCGGGCGTAGGCCTGCATATCGCCGGCCGGGACCATGCTAACCCAAATATCGCCGCCCCACTCGGGGACCGGGACCGGCTCGCGCGGTAGATCGTCGGCGGCCAGGATTTCCTCGCGGCTCAGCATTAGGACTCCGTCACCGGGCCGGTGATGCGCAAGGTCACGGTGTTCTTGATCGAATCGCCTTCCGACATGGAATAGGCGAAGCCCAGCACGAAAGCGGCGAAGCTAAGCGTCGTCGGCGCCGCGTCGGTCAGGACGATTTGAAAATTGCGCTTGATCCGGCCGCTGCGGTCGGTCAGCAGGCCGTTTTGTTCGGCCAGGTCCGGACGCCGGCGAAGCTGCACCGTGACCCGGCCCTCGTCGGGCACGCCCATCAGGAACTCGCGCGCGGCGGACGCGAAGTCGGTCACATCGATTTCGCTGGCCTCGCCGTCCGGCCCCTGGATATCGAACACCTCGGCGACGGTGTTGAAGGTCTCCGGCCCGCCGCCGTCGCCGCGCTTGAAGATGGTCCCTTCGACTGGCAGTGCATTGTCGGACATGACTCTGTCTCCTTGTCAGGCCGCCGCCACGCCGCCTAGGCGGACGCGCCGATGATGATGATGTCGTAGGTCACGGGCGTACCACCCGCCGAATTGCCGATTTTCAGCACGTCGCCGGTGGCGGGCGTCACCAGGAATCCCGTGGCGTCGTTTGTCGCCAGCAGGAAAATCCCGCCCGGCGGCACGACGATCTTGTCGGTGGCGTCGCCGACCCAGTTGATCAGCGCATTGGTTGCCGCGCCGCCGACCTCGACATTGTTGGTGTTGCCGTCCGCCGCCTTGACGATGATCGCCTTGACGCGGGCCATCGTGATCACGTCGCCGAACGCGTCGGTCAGGACCGCGTTAAGGTCCAGGTCTTCGGTGGTGCTGGCCGCCAAGGTGCGCTGGTCGGTGAACACCAGATCGGCTTGGTTCGCGCCGGTGCCCGACGTCAAGGCGCGTTCGTCTTTGAGGCCCAAGTCCAGGTCTTCGAGCGCCCCGGCGATGGTCTTGGCCAGAGTGGCCGCGACGGTGACGTTGATTTTCGTGCTTAGGGACATGACATTTCCTATTCGCAATAGGTGACAAAGTAGTCTTGCGCGACGCGGAACAGCGCCACCGGATCGTCGAACGTGTCGGTCGCGGTCTCGAAAGCGATGCTCCGGATATCGACGCCGTTCGCCGCCAAGCCGCGATGGGTGTCGAGCAATGTCCTTGCCGCGTTCGCCACCGCCCAAGCGGCGTCGGGATCGCCCGCCCACCATTGCATTCGGAAGCGCGTTTTCTGTGGCCCGACCGGCCCGGCGAACGATCGATCCGGCCGGTCCGAGACGTGTTGATAGGTGCCGTAGGGAACGCCCGCGCCGGCGGGCGCCTTCACGGGGTAGAACCGGGCCGCGATCAACGCCGCCATGGTGGCGGCGGACGTGACCGTGGAGAACAAGGCCGCCTCGATAGTCATCGCCGCCCCGCTTTCAACGCCGCCGGCCTCAACGCCGCCAGCCTCAACGCCGCTTCAGGCCGCTCTTGGCCAGCGGCCCGGCCAGGCGCTTGGCGGCGCGCTCGATGCCGCGCCCGAGCGACTTACCGATGGCTTGAAGCGCCGGCCCGATATTGGCGTCGAAGGCCGGCGTGAAAAACGGATCGGCCGACTGGCCGGGATGTTGGACCACGGTGCCGAACGCCTGGCCGGTCTCGCTATCGGCCAACAGGCTCGCAGCCCCGCGGCGGCGCAACTTGATCGGATGCGGCGCCGTGCCGAATTCGCGGAACCGCAACCACCATTGGTCCTTGTTGATGCCGACGTTGACCACCTTGGCCTTGCCGCCCAGCGCCGCCGCGCCCGCGTCGCGCTTGGTCGCCTTGCGCACCAGGACCGACTTGCCGTCGCCGGCCTCGCCGAGCCGTTGGATGGCGTCGCGTTGAATTTCCCGCGCTCCGGCGCGAAGCGCGTTCAACGCCACCTTGTCGGCGATCTCCTTGGGCATGGCGCGCAGCACCCGCGCCATTTGCGACGCGCCCTTGATCCCGGCCCGGCCCGCCATCACGCCCCCGAAAGGTTGCTCAACGCGCTTGCCATGATCTCCAAGCCGTCGCGCCGGCCCAATTCCGCCAGGCCGGCGATATCGAAAAGCGCGCCGCCGTCGTTGACGCGCATGTCGGTTGTCAGGTCGCCGCGCCAATAGATGCGAAAGACCGCCGTGACTTTCGACTGCACCGCCTGCGCGCCGAAGAACTCGCGGGCGCGAATGTCGCGCCGCCCGGCCCACACCGTGGCGAATTCCGACCACACCTCGATCGGCGCGCCCGTGGCGCTTTGCGTCTCGACCGCCTTTTCGATGACGATTTGCCGGTCGAGCTCGCCCGCCCTCATGGCGCGCCCTCACAAAAACCCGCGCGGCCAACGGCATTGGCCACCACGGGGGCCATCACGAAAAACTCGGCACGCGGTAGATGGCCAACAGGTTCCGCCCGCCGAATTTCATTTCGCTTGTGATGGTGCCGATGACTTCCTCTTCGCGGTGCGCGAACAGATGCCCCACCAGGAACAACATGCCGCGCTTGATCAACCCCGGCACATCGTCGGGGTTGCCGTAGCCCGCGACGAAACGGATCCGCACCGTGTTGAGCTCGGCGCGCGTGGACGGGAACACCTCGCCGAACGCGGGCACCAGGCGGCCCGGTTGGCTGTCCGTGTCGACCTGGTACTTCGACGCGTCCCACACTTGGGAGACGCCCGCCGTGTCGGTGTAGGTGACCGAAGTCACGCTTTGCAGCGGCGCCATGGGCAATTCGCAATGGCGCTCGTGGAAACCGCGAAAGCCGTCCAGCACCAACTCCCGGGTTTGCGTGATCAGCGCGCGCCCCGTGAAGCTCTCGGCAAACGCGGTCGCCGCCACGATCAGTTCGGAAATGAACGCGTCTTGCGTCTCGCCGGTGACCCGCAAGTGGTCCTTGGCCTCGCCCAGGCTCAGCGGCTCGAACGCCGGCGGCGTGATCAAACTCAGGGCCATGCCACCGCTTCCTTGCGCCGCGCGTAGAATTCGACCTCGCCGGCGGTGACCACCGCGCCGGTGCCTTCCCAGCGCGCCACGTGGCGCCCGGCCTTGGTGATCGTGAAGTCGTAGTAGAACGCGCCGTCGGCGGCCGCGTCGTTGACCACCGCGCCGGCGGTGTTGTCCGTCACGATCGCGCCGTCCGGCTCGCGGATGACGATCGTGGCCTCGGTCGGGTCGGTGGCCACGCCGTCGAAGTCGGTAAAGGCGGCCGGTATGCGCCGCAAATCGCCAATGTCGTGCGACTTGGTCATTGCGTCACGGCCCCGCCCTTGTTGGTGATGATGACGCCAGGCCCGCCGGCGCCGATAATCAGCCCCGGCCCCGCCGCCACGCCAAACGTCACGCCGCCGCCGACCGCCTCGACGCCAACCTCGGTCTTGAACAGAATGGCCACCTGGCCCGTCACGACGTAGCCGCCCTGGCCGGCCGCTATCCGGCGTTGCCATAAAAGGATCGCCGCCTGGCCGCTCACGGCGTAGCCGCCCTGGCCCGCCGCCATCGCAACCTGCCGCGACAAAACCGCCGCCTGGCCGCCCAACGCATAGGCGCCCTGGACGGCCGCGATCAGACGGCCCCACAACGTGTTGGCCGCCTGGCCCGTGAGCGCGTAGGCGCCCCCGGCGCCGGCGATCGTGACCTGTCTCGATAGAATTCCCGCCTGACCGTTCAGCGCGTAGGCGCCCTGGACGGCGGCGACCAGATGACCCCACAACGTGTTGGCCGACTGACCGCCCAACGCATAGGCGCCTTGCGCCGCCGTCACTATCTGACCTTGCCGCGTCGCCGCCGCCTGACCGTTCAGCGCATAGGCGCCCTGGACGGCGGCGATCAGACGGCCCCACAGCGTGTTAGCCGCCTGGCCGTTCAGCGCATAGGCGCCTTGCGCCGCCGCCAGCGGCGTGTCTTTCGTCGTGATCGCCGCCTGGCCGTTCAGCGCGTAGGCGCCCTGGACGGCGGCGATCAGGCGGCCCCACAACGTGTTGGCCGCCTGGCCGGTGAGCGTATAGGCGCCTTGCCCGGCGCCGACCACATGGCCCCACAACAAGACACCCGCCTGACCGTTGAGCGCGTAGGCGCCCTGGCCCGCGCCGATGCTCACTTGCCGCGACAGGACCGCCGCTTGTCCACTCAGCGTGTAGCTGCCCTGCGCAGCGGCTATCAGGTGGTCCCAAAGCGTGTTCGCGGCTTGGCCGTTCAGGACGTAACTGCCCTGCGCGGCGGTAATCGGCGTGCCTTTCGTCGTGATCGCGACTTGGCCAGTTAATGAATAGCCGCCCTGCGCGGCGATCATCTTGTGACCTAGAAGCGTGTTAGCCGCTTGGCCTGTTAACGCATAGCTGCCCTGAGCGGCAACAATGGTCGTATTGACGCCCCCCGCCAGCACGAACTCCACCACCTCGAACATGGTGGTGCCGTCAGGGTCGGTGTTGGTGGCGCGAGTGCCCGTAACTTCCGTATCGCTGGTGAAATCAAGAATGGCATAATTGCCATCGGTATCCGCGCCGGCGCCCTCGTTGGAACTCATGACGCCCTGATAACCACCACCCAGCACAATCGCTTTAGTCTGATCAATTTCCGTAATGGTGACAGCTTTTGTTAGCGCATCTCCCCAATCACATTCATTCCGCTCGACCGAAAATTCTGTCCCGCCAGCCGAGACTATTTGTGCTTTGAGCGTTGCGCCGTTAGCGGCGCTCCCGGGCGCGCTTCCGAAACTATCAAAAGCTCGCCGAGCACGAATATGTGTGGCGTCCTCCAAATCACCAACAACTGCCCCACGTAAGGGAGCATCAGATGTTTCAGTACTCAAATATGTAATATAAGCAAAAGTCGAAGCGAGCGTGACGGACGTTATAACAGTGTTATCTTCTTCCTCGCCGGTCGTCAGAACGACCTCCGCATGCTGCACGGAAAAATCCGTTCCAGACGTGGCAACCACATAGTAATGTCCGCTGATAGTGCCGAAAGCATTATCTCTATCAAAAGACAGTTCCGTGCCGGAATTGAACGAAACGGCGACCTGAGCATCTTCCCAGTCGTCCACGACACTCACCATTTTGTACGCAATTACACAAAATGCCTTTGTCGTCGTAACCGACGTAATCGTCTCAGTAGTAGCCGTCTCGGCAGCTGTTAAGTCCCAAATGCCCTGTTCAACAGAAATATCTCCGGTAGTATCAAACTCAACGACGAAAATGCCGACAATAACCGTTCCAGTGGCGTCATTGCGCTGCGCCGTGACCTTCGGCCCCGACTCCATCGTGACATCCACATAACGACGGTCCAAGAAGTCATCTACACCGCTGAGATTAGCCGTATAGAACGGCACGCAATCCCCAAAGGTTTGACTCTTGGTCAGATTAGCCGAGACCGCCGTGGCGCCGGTCAGCGTTATTTCGACATATTCGACTGATTTAACGAAGGATGCCATGGCGACACCCTATGGTTTCGGGCCGATCTGGCGGGTGTAAATAGTCACATCCAGAGGCGCTACGACACGAAATTGCTGCTGGCTTCGGACCTGGAAATTAACCGGCTTGGCGGTGTCGATAACAATGTCACTGGCTGTGCCCGCCACAAAATCAATGCGGGTAGGCACACCAGCCAGGAAGAACTCGGCCAGAACCGTCAGCCCGTCTGAGTGGACGATATCAACCGTCACCACATCGCCAACCTCGGCCTTAATGGTGTCGGGCGTGAAAGTGACAGTCGGACGTGTGTCAGGATTGGCGACGAAATTCGGGTCAACCCATTTGAACTTCGGTATATCGGACCCTTCATGACGCAGTCCGGCACTGGCCGTGGTGTGCTGGGCTTCCGTGATCTCTATCAGCGAAACATCGGCATCGGACGGGAACTTGACGGCCTGCGCCGGATCGAGCACAGACAACCCGACAACCATGTCATCGGTCTTGCGGACTTTT